AGCAGTTGGAAAGTTTAAAAGTAGAGAATAAAGGTCAATCCGAAACATTAGAAAACATGGAAGGAATGATTATAAAGTTAATTAACAGATGGAATCAATCAGACGATAAACTAGATCGCAAGTTTGATGCCCTAACAAAAGAGATAAATGATCTAGACAATCAAGTTTCTAGAATTGATGGGTCTCTTAGTAGGATAAATGGTAAGCACTAATGGATAGTTTAAAGGTAACAGGATTAAGCACAAGTTTAGGCGTTGTATACTGGACAGATTTATTATCTGGTGTTCTTATGTGTATAATGTTTGTAGTGCAAATTTATTATTTATATTTAAAAACCAAGAAAATAAAGGAAGATTAAATGGATATTAAGTCAATGTTAGTAAAGCTTGCTGAGGAGCAAGCAGACAAGATGCAGGAAGAAGCATTAAAGCATTTAGCATCGGATGAGTTCACAAAAAATTTAGCTACAAAAATTAACGAAAAGGTAAATATACCTTGGATCAACGAAGAAAAAGAGCAGGAGCTTTTTGAAAAGTTGGTTGATGTAATGACAGATATGCTAGAAGGTGTATTTAAAGGTAAGTAATGCCTAAACAGNTATANAANNTNAATGANTGGTCTGGTGGTATGAATAACCGTAAAGACCCTAGAGACTTGCCAGACAGACAATATCCATTTATTAAAAACATGTCTATTGATGCATTAGGAAAAATAAAAACTGCTGGTGGGTTATATAATCACATCGAAGACTCCGATGGTTCTACAAACTTAACTCAATATATTCCATCTGCAAATAGCACAGTTTTAGGTGGCTTCGGTTTGTTTTACTTTGAATCAGATCATAGTAAAGATGCAGATCAAACTATAACGGAAACCAAAAGCGGTACAGCATTGACTATTGGTACAAGTGACGGTAACATAGCTTTTGTTCAGGTGTCTACAAATCCAGACGGGAATACCCAAGCACCGGAGCAAGGAAGTGGCCTGTAAATGCCAATACCTTCAACTTCATATTTAAAGCTAATAGGTGGTGCAACTTCTACCATAAGTACTATATTTACCAGTAGCTTAATTAAGGTTGGTGATCTAGTAAAGATTACAGGTACGGAAGAAAACAATGGTATTTTTCTAGTTGCTCAGGTTGTAGATAACTTAAATAGCGGTTCTGGCTTAGGTAGTACATTTACAGATAATACGAGATCTACCGCATTACCTACTCCAACAACAACAATTATAATGGATGGGGCTAATACGAACATAACTGCTGGCTTGTCTGTAAGTGGAACTCACATAAAAGCTGGAACAGTTGTTGCTTCCGTGACTCAAACAAGTGATCCTGCTACTTTTGAAATATCAGAGGCAACATTATCAAATGTTTCTGGGGGAACAACCTTAACCTTTGGCGATAGAGATGTATACTATGTATTAAAAGGAACTGGCATTACAAATGAAGACGATACTGGTGCTAATCCTACCATACGAGTTATTCGATCTACTGGCGATAAAATGTGTGCGTTGGGAAAAAGAGGAACAAGTGCAAATGCGGCTGGTGTAGATGTTTGGTCTAATAATGCCACTACAGATTATACGCAAACGGGTAATGGTTGGACTAACAGAAAGATAAACCCAACGCTAGCAGGTATAAATGGTGCTAAATATATATATCATTTTGTGGATGAGGTTCTACGAGTATGTGATACGGAAACTACTAACACAAGCATCATAAAATGGTTTGGATATATACAAAGAAATCAATTCAATCACAATTTAGGTTTGACTTTTGCAGAGTGGCAAGAGCACTCTAGCGTTTTAAGATCGCCAGAAACAAATAGTGCTAACCTTACAATAGCATTTGGTCACACAACCCATGCGGCTAATACAGCAGGTGCATATTTTAATCAACCAACAGATAGTAGTGACACTTTTGCTAGGGGGGTTGCAAGAAAACTAAGAGATGCAAGCCATACAGCTCTTGTTTTAAATGGTCAAGTTACCACTGGTACTGGATTTGTTTTTGATGATGGTGCTGGCACAAATGTTTTAGATCAAAACTTTGCAGGTGAAGTAATTACTATTGGAGCAGACTATGATGCTAGACCATCAGAAGTATTGTTTTGCACAAAGCCTGCGGCTGGGTTAGCGGCTAATGTTCAATACGAAAGAAATTATGGAGGAATCGGTCAAATTACTCACAATGACGATTCACAACACATACTTAGAAGAGGGATAGGTTTTAATATTGGTGTTAGCGATGGTACAGCGGATGGTGATTGGGAGGGGTTGACGTATGAATTTTATCAAAGTTTTTTATATGATGGCAATCAAGAGTCTGTTCCGGTTAGAATGGGGGACGGTGCGGCTACTATAGCGGCATTTACTCATTCACAAACAGCAGGTAAGTCTATGAGAGTTTCTGTGTATGCTGACGTTGCATATCCCGGTAGAATATCTGGTGGAAGGATATACATCAGAGAAGCCAATACGGATAATGAGTTAGCTTTGCTTGCAGATATAGATATTGTAAAGGGCGTACGAACCACTATAGATGGAGATCATGTAGCTTGGACAGAAAATGCTACTGCTGTTGACAAAGGTTTTTGTGTGGTTGCAGATGCCGCAGGAAATGCAAGTAAGCCAAACTTAGATACTTACACAACAATAAATGGATTTTCACCAGACGTAAAATATGTATCATTAGGTGGTGCAGGTGAATCGTATCAAGCTTCTATTGTAGAAAATCGAAGAACATTTATAGGGAACGTAAGAGTTATTGGTGCTTCTGGGGAGCTAGAAACTTTTGGTGACAGGATTATGTATAGTGAAATCAATAAGTTTGACACGATACTGCCACATAATTTTATAGACGTTTCTAAGGGCGACTATGGGGTATACACAGCCTTACAAGCTTATGCTGATAGGTTGGTAGCCTTTAAGCATAATCTCGTTCATATCATCAATATAGCAAGCCCTAGCCCAGCAGGTTGGTATTTAGAAGAAACAATAAAATACTCTGGTGTAAATAAAAATTTTAGCGTAACAAAAACAAAGTATGGCATAGCTTGGGTTGCGGAAGATGGGTGTTACATATATGACGGTGAGAAAGTTACAAACCTTATTAAAGATAAGTTAGCGGTTAGCAAAGCTTCTTTTCTTGGCACAGGTGCAGATAAAACATGGAACGCATGGTATCGTGGCACGGCAAATGTAAAAGACCCTATGATTGGTTACGATAGCATTAGTAACTCATTGATTATTATGAGAAGTCCTAATGACTCTTCTGATAATTCAGATGAAGGTTGGATATACGATTTTGATTCAGATGGTTGGGTATTTCACGATCTTATCTTTACAGATAGTCATCTATTTAGCAACTTTTCTACAGATTGGAACAATAATTTAATTGTAGCCACTAACAACAATGCATCACACACTACCACTACCTTTAAAAAGTTTTTGCCTATTAGTCTCGCAAATGCACATCAAGTATTTATTACAAGAGATATAGATTTTGGTGAGCCCGGTATTATTAAAAAAGTATACAAAGTTATTGTTACTTACAAATCTAATGGCTCTGTAACAACTCCTTTTAAATATGCTATTGATGGTAAGCAAAATTTTTCTACTGGTGGCGGTGGTACATTTACAGGTAATTTAGCAGATACCAGTGGTGCATGGGACGTGGTAACATTAACTCCAGCTTCTACTATAGAATGTCAAAGCCTACAGATACAGTTTGCGGCTACTACATCTGGAGTATATGAGTTTAATGATATTAGTGTTGAATATAGATATATTAGAAATAAAAACGTTACCTAATGGATAGAGAAACCAGAAGAATCCAGAACACAAAACAAGCCTCTGTAGAATTTCAAGGTAAGCCATCTTTAAATGGCATGGTAGAAGGGCAGATTGCTATTGAGAAAAAATCAAATAGCCAGTTAGCAATATACAGAAAAAAGTTTGGACAGTTATGGAAATCGTACATGTCCAATAACGGTGATCAGTATGTAGATAGAATACTTAATGCTAACACTTTAAAGTATTCACATAAATTTATAGATTATCGAACATTTATTCACAATTTTCCTGATAACATAGGAACAGATGTTACGTTTTTGCCTTGGCAGGGCACTGGAGAGCAAGCTAACATGGATAATGCTACAAGTGCCTTTCTAACTCCTTACAATATGACTTGTCAAAAAATATTGTTTAGGCCAGAATCTTTAGCAGGAACAACAACAGCAGATATTGTATTTACAATACACAGACAAGATGATGGAGACACAAATACAGATACGGTTGCTAGGTTTACATATCAGCCTGAGCTTGTTAGCAATACTTTACTAACTATAAATGAATCTGACTTCAACAATTCTCCAAAAATAGAGGCTGGAGCTAAAGTTGGTATAAGCATTGCGGCTAACTCTGATCCTGCTGGTGGTACTATAGACTATTATATTACATCTGTTTGGCGAGTAGAGGTGGAAATATGATAAAAACTTTATTAAATTCAAAGGAATTATACCATGATTGAACATTCCTCAAAATCAAAAGGTTACTTACCTATGAAATCAGGCCCTAATATGATGGGATTTGATATGGGTAAATCTGGTAGCTTAATGGAGATGATGCAGACTGGTGGGCAACCTAGTCGTGGTGCGGCTATGCTTGCTCGCTCTAGGCAAAGACAAAGCGACATTAAAAAGCTAGAAGATCAACAAAGAGCAGAAGCTAAGAGACAAAAGCGTGGTGGTTTGTTTGGTAGCATTGGTGGCATAGGTGGAGGTTTACTTGGTTCAGCTTTGTTAGGAGCTCTTGGGGCAAGCACTGGTGGTTTAGGTTTGGCTTTAGCCGCTGGTCTTGGAACCGCTTTAGGTAGGAGAGCAGGTGAAGGTATTGGTGCAGGTAAAACAGTAGAGGCTGATAAAACAGGAACTGTTTATGGTCAAAGTTCTTTTGATAAATTAACTCAGGCTAGTAGAGATTATACTAGAGGTATGGGTGAAAGAGCAATAGTATCCGGTTTAAAGGCAGGTCTTACAGCGGGGCTTACTCCCGGTGGTGGCATATATGGAAAGGCAAAAAGTTTTGGAATAAGGAACATGCCAAGACAGGCATTTCAAAGAGTTGCTCCTGTTGCAACCGATGTTCAAAATATAGTATCTACGCCTATGTCTGCTGACTTACCTAGTGCTATATCGGGAACAGAAGAAGCTTACTTACAAAGTTTATCTGCAATGGATGCTTCTAACGTAGATAGCTTGTCTGGTTTAATTGGCGGGGCTCAGGATTCTGCTCAGGCTTTTGCTAATAGGCCCCAAGGATTAGAGTTTTTAGGTGACTCTGCAATGGGTGTGCCATTAGAGCCTATAACATTTGCAGGGAGTTCTGGTGTAGATGCTTCAGATACTAATCTTTTAGGATTGCTTTATAGAAGTCAACAAAGCCCCTCTGAGTCTGGCGTTGGTTATAATAGAGGTGCTTTGTTAAATGAATTACTCTCTGCATCGCCATATCGAACTAATGTAGTTGCAGGTATGGAAGATGGTGGTCTTATTGAATATCAGTACGGTGGAGGGGTAAGCGGAATACAGGAAATTTTAAATGAAGCTGGTATGCAAGCTAGTCCAGAACAGTTAGCTTTATTTGAGCAATTTGATCCTACCTCACTTAATACTTTAGCTCAAAGCTTGCAAGGTAGTTTGCTTTCTGGGACTCAACAGGCACAACAGCAACAAGCTGGTATGGGATTTGCTGGTTCTGGTGCAGTACAGCAGGCACAGGCACAACAAAGGGAAAGTGCTATGGGTCAACTTACATCGGCACAAGAACAAGCGGCTAGAGATTTTGAATCCCAAACATTGGGACAGGCGGCTAGAATGATAGAGGGCGAGGCAGAGTTTGATACCTTTACAGCTCCACCACCTACAGTAGCCAGCCTACCAACATCAGATCAAGGCCCTGTTACTTTTAATGGTACTCAATATAGATGGGATGAGGCATCTGGTCAATACATAACTGCCAGTCAAGTTCTTTCTGGTGGGGGCATGGGCGGTGGTATTTCTGGTGGAGGTGGATAATGCCCGGACACACTAGGAGTATATACAGTAGACAGCAAAGGTTAGGCCCTACTAGGTTTGACAATCCCCTTGCAGACTTTTTAGATAGACTGCCAGATTATTTTAACGATTATCAAAGAAATCAATTAGCCCTTGAAAGACAGCAACTAGCAGAAAAAAGATATGACGATCAGCAAAAACAGCAAGAGTTTAGAAATGAGTTAAACCTTGCTAATCTGTTAACAGGTGCTGATCAAGCTAAGTTTTTAGAAAGCTCTTCAGACCCAAGGTTGCAAAGAATAGGTGTAGAAAATAGAAAAAGCGAAGAGTCTTTTCAATCTATACTTAACCCTGATGATATGTCTGAAGATGATGTTAGTAGAATGTCATACTTTGAGAGTGTTTTAAAAGACCCTAACGTTAGAGGAAACCCTGCTAGAGAGAAGCAAGTTAAGTCAATGATGGAAAACATTAGAAATAAATCTATAGTATCTAGCATTGATAAAATTATTAGCACCGATCCAACAAATAATAGTTACAAACTAATCAGGCAAAAAGCTTTAATTGATGCACCCGGAGCCTATGAGGATATTTTAAAACTTGAAGGTAAAAAACTTACAAGGGGAGATCGGAAAACGGCACGGGGAAGAGATAATGTTTTAAGGTATATAGATGATGGTGAGCCTGTATTTAAAGGATTAGAAGAGAAAGCAACTCCAAGTGCAAGATTAGAAGCCTTNCAAGANGAAATTAANGAGATTAGAAGAANTTTAAGAGGAAGAGAAGGTGANACTTCAGATACAGCTAGTGAATTGCGTAGAAGGCAAAAAAAGATACGAGATGAAATCGATAGGCTTAGTGGTATTATACCAGATCAAGGTAATTTTTTAAATTTAGATACTATGCAATCCGGTAATGTTGGTGCTTTAAATTTTAACACCGTACAGCCTGAGTCCACAGGAACTAGATTTGATATTAAACTTGATTTCTAATGGCACTAGAGTCCCTCCAGAAATTATATAATGGTGTAACTTCACAGAGAATAGATATTGGTGACTTTGACACCTTTAAAACTAAGATGCAGAACCCTGAATCTAGACGTAGTTTCTACGATCAGGTCTCTGGCTTAGGAATAGACATAGGTGATTACGAATCATTTGAATTAAAAGTATCTTCTCCTGCTCCAGCTATAAGCGTTAGCGAGTTGTTTGTTGATCCAGACCAGCCTAAACAACAACAACAACCTCAAGAGTCTAATTTAGATAGGATTATTCGTTCATTAGAAGAAGGTAAGAACAACCCTCAATATATAATGAAAACCGCATCACAACCAGATGCTGTAGATAGATTAACTAAATCAGTAAGCCCACTTCCAAAATTTGTTATGGGCATACCTACATCAGAAATACCTATTGAACAACCCAAAGAAGAAAGAAGAATATTTACTCCTACAGATAAAGACGTTGCAAGGTTTTTAAACAAAAGAATGATACAGGAAGGGATTGTAAAAGAAAAAAGAAAAGGTCTAAGTGAACGTGATGCCTACAGAAAGGTTGTCTCCAGTGCAGGTGGCACACCGCCTAGCGTTGTTGATTTAGCTATGGAAAAGTCTATTACTGGTGCTGTTTTTAGAATAGCTAATTTAGATCAAACTGTTTCTACGGAGGATTATCCTGCTAATAAGATTGAAGAACTTGTCTCTGGTGCTGTTGCTATGGTTATGCCAGTGGATGCTTTTTTATTTGGTATAGGTGGTAAAGCCGGTCAAAGCGTTTCTAAACTTAAAAAAGTCGGCAAGTTTGGTGACGAAGCCGCACGATTAGTTTCTAAAAAAACAGGTATACCTCTTGCTGAAACTAGGGTATTTGCTAAGGAGGCAGTTGCTAGGATTACAGGTGGTGCTGGTGGTTTTGGTGCTTTTGATGCTGGTAGAAATATAGTAGATCAAATTGAAGCTACTGGAGAGGTTGATATAATTGAGGCTTTAGAAGCTACCATGAAGGGTTTTGTTATAGGCGGGAGNGTTGGTTCTTTGGGTCTTGTTGGTTCTAAAGCAGGTAATTTAGTTGGTAGCAAAACCGCTAAAGCTGGTGAGTTTGCTGGAGAAGTTTTTGGACTAGGCACAGTTCCTCCTTTGCTAGACCCAGAACAAGAAATCACTGCTGAAGGTTACTTAGATGCGGCCGCTACTATAGTTGGTTTAAAGTTTTTAAAACAGTTTTCCGCTAAAGATCAAAGAAGAATTACAGAGACTCTTGGTGAAGAGTTGCAAAGGCAGACAGAGACATCTGGTAGGCCAATGCCTGAAGTTGCAAATAAAATTTCAAATAGGTTGAGCACTGCAATAGAACTTGCAATAGAAAATAAATACCCAGAAAAATCTAGAAGCACTATGCTTGATAAAGGTATAGAGTTTGATTTATCTGTAAAGAGGACTGAAAAGCCGTTAAGTGAAGACCCTTCAAGACCTTTAAAAATTACAGATGTATTAGTATCTGAAAAAATTACGGGTTTAACAGGTGTAAAAGAACCCGGATCAATAGAATTTACACCTAGAAATCAGACTAGATCAGAGAGAATTCAAATAGAATCAGATATTAGAAGACTGGCATCTGATATGAAAACTCTTGAAAAAAATGGTGGTCAGCAAAAAGTGTTAGATGACATGCAAAACAGTATTGATTCTAAGATTGCAAAGTTAAATGAGATTGCTTTTGAAAGAACAGATATTGAAAATTTATTTACGCCACCAAAGCCACTAACGCAAACACAAAGAAAGGTTGTTTCTACTGAGCAAGTAGCAAGGGAAATTGTCGAAAGAAGAGCTCAGTTTCAACAAAGAGTAGAGGGTTTAGAGTCGCAATTGGCTAGTAGAGATAGAGCAGAACAAAAAAGATTAGACACATATTTAAAAGAAAAAGAAATATACAATAGACCTTTTGAGCCCAATCCTTTCTTAGAGGTTCCTTTGCACCCAGCAGATGCAGGAAGAAGAGCAATAGAAGCAATAAAGAAACCTAAGTTAACTGTTCAGCAACTACCTGCAAAAGATAAATTAAAAGGGTATCAGATACAAAAAGAATTTACTGACCTTGATTTAACAGTTAAGGCAAATCAACAGGCATTGCAAAATCCTAACTTGACTCCTATACAAAAACAAAATCTTGAACGCTCTGGTCAAAAAGCTAAAGAACTTTTAAATGACGTAAAAGAGAGAGCTGAAGTTGAAGGTGTTGAATTGCAAATGTTTATGGGTATACCAACACCATCTATATTAAAAAGCTTATTTGGGTCTAGCAAAAAAAGACCAAGGACTCTAAGGGAGGCCGAGGTGGACAGGTTGTACAATCAAGCAATAGAAAGATTGGATAAGAAAATAGTAAATGAAGGAGTTAAGGTAGAGCCAAAAGAGCCTGTTCCTGTAGAGCCAATAACACCTCAAGGTTTCGGAAGAAAACTTTACAATGTTTTCTTTTCAGATATGGTTGAGAGAACTGCTAACGTAGGAACACCAACATCTATACAGGCCGCAGAGTCTGGGAGAAGAGCAATAGATATAACAAAAGAAACTTACGGAAGACTTGCCCCTGCATTGGATGCTGTTTTAACTGTTAGTGGAAAGTTTCGTGGGCCTGAAGCAAAAGCCGTTAGAGAGCTATCTAAATTTGTGGAAGTTGACGTTGGCGGTGGTAAAGTCTTGATGAATAAAATGCACGCAGGAATAGAGGGGTACCCTGTAAAACTATCTAAAGTAGAAAAAGAAATAACAAGTAAAGTAAAAGACCTTATAGAGCAAAGAGGTTTAATATTTGAGGAAATAGGTTTAATGCAAGAGGGAGCTGACGGTAAGGTTAGGCCATTTAAAGTGCTTGGTAGAAACATTGCACCTAGAATAATGTCTGGTGAATTTTATAGCATTATAGAAAAAGGGCCCGGTTCAACAGAATTTAACATATTAGTTTCTGAGTATGCTAAATCTAGTGGGGCAACTAAAAAACAAATCATGGATTACTTTGAGGATTTTCGTGCTACGTACACAGGAGAAGGTGGGTTGCTATCTGGTGGTGTTCCTTCTACCACGGCAACAAGAACAACTCAAGCCGAACACAGCAGGAAATGGAAACACATTCCTCATGCAATTAGGGTAGGCAAAGATATAGTTCCCATTGTAGAATACAGACCTTTTGAGTATTCAAGAAGACTTGTAGAAACTGGGTCTAGTCGTGTTGGCGTTGCAAAAGTTTTTGGTCAAGAATTAGCAGGGACTAGCACAATAAAAAAGATTAAAGACCAAATAAAATCTGAAGATGGTTCTGTAAACGAATTTCATCAAATGATCAAGTCTTTAAGCGGAGTTCCTATAGAGCCTGCATTGGTCATTGGGACATCAAAAGGTGTAAGAGCTATAAATGCCACATATGATATGCTTAAAACAACCTCTTTGTCTGCTTCTGCAATACCAAATTTAGGTGAATTTTTAGGAAGCACTAGAAGGTTTGCTGGTACACCCGGTTTGGTAAAAGCTTTGTCTGATTTAAAACTAGGATTGCCAATCTCAAAAGCAAAACAATTAGAGGCTTATTTAGATAGCATTGGTGCAATAACAAAAGACGTTGCAAACTTTTCTATTGACCCAAACCGACCGATATCATCTTTTGTTAGGGCTGTAAATGAAGCACAAAGAAGTGCTTTTGTTTATAGATACATGAATCAACTACAGGAGGCCACAGCCGCTGTGGTTGCGTTGAATAAAGTAGAAACCTACAAGCAAGGAAAGGGTAAGAGTGTAGACAAAATATTTTTAAGAGAAATGGGTTTTTCTAGAGAGGATGCTAGGCTTATGGTAAGTGGTGAAGCACCTCAAAGGCTATATGATGCACTAATAAGAAGAGCTCCTGCTCATCTTACAGGTGGTGCTCAAAGAGTTGGTGAGCAATCTAGAGCTGAGTCAAGTAGGATATTTAAAGCAGTGACCGCTTTTGAAACATACGCTCAAATGAAAATAAGATCACTAAACAGAGTTGTTAAAACAAATGCACAAGTTTTGCAAGAGGCAATAGCTGAAAAAAACTACAGCAAGATGGTTGATGTTACAAGGTCTATATATAGTGAACTTTTAGGTACGGTAGTATCTGGTCTAACTGCTCAACTAGCATTGTCTTATTTTTATGGAGGGGAAGACAATGTTGAGATAAAAATTAATGAAGCAAAAAATGATCCTTGGGCTACAACTAAAGATGCGTTTTCATATACTGCTTTTGGTGGTATATATGGACAAATTCTTCAAGCTACAGAAGGTGGTCTTGTTGTAGATAGACTTTATCCAGTTACCGTAGCTAGAGAAACATATCAAGCTGTTACAGGAACAGGTAGGTACACATATGACGAGGGTATGGATCGTGCTATAAAATTTACAGAAAGGTTTGCCCCTGCAAACAAAGCATTTAAAAATGGTTTAGTTGCTATGGGTTTTGGTAGTCCTGAAGCTAAAAAAACTGACAACGCTATTAGTGCTTACTATAGATGGAAAATAGAAAATAAATATGGTGGCAAGTATACCTCAGTTCCAGATGAAGAGATTAAAAAGTTTAGAACAAACATGATAAAAGCATACGAGCTTTTTAGAGAGAAAAAAGGAAACGCTGAAGTCTATCAACAAATTAGAAAAGCTTTATCTGAATCGGGAAAAGATGTTGCAAGTATATCTAGATCATTAAATGGAAAAAGATTACTTACTAAATCTAAGATAGCACCGGGTTCAAGTAACTTAGAATACGAAAGAAGAAAAGACGAGCTGAAAAAAAGGATTGGTCAAAGTGCATATAATAGATTAGTTATACATGACGAGCTGTTAGGATTCATAGCTAGCGATTTTTAATCCTGTGCATAAAGCAAAGTTTCTTCTGCAAATTCTGGAAACCCATGCTTCTCCCAAAACTTAGCTAATCTTTCGTAATATACTTTTGTTGTAATACGTTTCTTTTTTAAATCTTTAATCATTACCATAAACTCAGAAACCAGTTCAGGTTCCATAGGTTTTTCTTCTACTGGAAAGTCATCCATTATATCCATTACTTACTACTCCTTATTTCTATAGAAAAAAGTTCTTCTTTCTTTTTCTTTGTATATGTAGACCTTTGACTCTTTGTCATCTTCAACCAACAGTCTGGAAGTGAAGAAACTTGAGTATCATAACTACCTGCAACACCACAAAATTTTCTAAGTTGGTCATCGTTTTCCTGCTTTTGTGGATTAAAATATGATTTACCGCAAAAACCACAGGTTCTATTGGTTTTACTGCAAATTTCAAACATTGTCTCTAAAAAACCCCCTCTAATCTCACGATTACGGCTGTAAAATAAATTATTGGACATAAGTATCGCCTAAATAAAAACTATTGAATAAGGGGGCCGTAGCCCCCCTATTATTAACAAGACCTAAAATGGCGTTTTTTTCTTGTACTCTTCCTTAAACTGACCAGAAAGATACCTATCTCCCTTATCGGTTTCGTTAATCCAAAGAGAAAAATCTTTCTTCTCTCCGTTTACCATACCGTTGCCAGTGTAGTCAGGCTTTTTATC